TGAGCACGAACTCAGCCTCTACTTCCAACAATGGCGGTACTGGCAATAAGCAGCTTCGTGGCAGCTTAGTTACTTTGCAAAACGACATAGATCTTGCAGATGCTATATTACAAAACGGTGGTACTGCACTAGCAGCCAATGATATCATTGAAGCTATTGCTGTCCCTGCAAACACTTTGATCCTGCACGCAGGTTTTGAAGTTGTAACTGCAATGGCAGGTACTACTACAGACTCTTCAATCCACGTTGGTATCACAGGAACAGACGTAGACATTTTTGCTACGGCATTTGACCTAGACGGTGCATCAGTAGGAGATCACACTCCTGCTATTACATCTTCAGGTGTATGTTCTAACTTACCAGTGTTTACTGCATCAGCAGACACCATTGACGTAGAAATTCATGCGTCAGGTGGAACTATCACTGGTGGTATTATACGTGTGTATGCTGTCTGTGTAATGATGGATGACATAACACAGTCTACATCTGCTAATGAAGTAGATCGTGATCTACTAGCATAAGGCAACTTTAGGGGCTGACTTAGGTTGGCCCCTTTAGCTTATCTAAGGAAAAAATATGGCTTTGACATTTCTCTCGTTAACTAACGATGTAATTACAAGAATGAATGAAGTAACACTTACTTCCACTACTTTTGCTAACGCTAGGGGTGTTCAGGTACAGTGTCAAAATGCTGTCAATGAGGCCATCAGATATATAAATCAAAGAGAGTTTGGTTATTCTTTTAACCATTCCCAGAATAGCTCTACTTTGACTCCAGGTGTGTGTAGATACACTGCACCAACAGATACTAAATCAATAGACTATGCTACTGCTAGAATTAAAAAAGATGATGATGTTAACGCTGCAGGAAATAATTTAGTACTTCTTAACTATAACGAGTACATAGAAAAAGGCTATCCTAACGAGGAGGATCAGGTTAAAACAACAACCGTCAACGCAACAGACGGTTTGTCTGCATCTGTAACAACAATAACTGTTGCATCTACAACAGACTTTAGTTCAACAGGAACTCTGTACATAGGTGGAGAACAAATAACTTACACAGGTATATCAGGTAACGATTTTACAGGATGTACCAGAGGTGCAAATAGCACCACAGCAGCAGCGATAGCAAACAGCACTACAGTAACACAGTTTGACGGTGGTGGTGTTCCTAGAAACATAGTCAGAACTCCTGACAACAATTACTTATTGTACCCTTACCCAGACAAACAATACACACTTATCTTTGATTACTTTACATTTCCATCTGACCTATCGGCACATGGAGATACCACAAGTATTCCAGACAGATTTGCACCTGTAATCGTAGATGGTGCTGCTGCCTTTGTTTATCAATACAGAGGTGAGATACAACAATATCAGTTAAACTTTGCTAGGTTTGAACAGGGTATTAAAAACATGCAGAGTCTACTTATTAACAAGTATGAGTATGTACGATCTACAGTCATCCTTGCCCCAAGAGGTTCTGCTAACTTTGCAGGTGGAGTAATTTCCTAATGCCAGATCTATCTCAAGCACAACCTGCAGCATTTAACTGTGAGGGTGGCTTAGTTTTAAATCGTTCTACATTCTTAATGCAACCAGGTGAAGCGTTAGAGTTAGAAAACTTTGAGCCTGACATTGAGGGTGGTTACAGGAGAATAAACGGTTTTCGTAAATACGTAAATCAACAAGTGCCTCAAACGTCTAGCTCTGGCGAAAAGATACTGATGGTTGCTAACTTTGCAGACAAAGTGTTAGCAGCTAGGGGTGAGAAGATATTTAGTTCCGCATCTACTGAGCTTGCAACTAAAATTGTTTCTACCACAGGGATGACAGGTTCTGGAACTATAACTGTAGATTCTACAACAGGTTTTTCTTCTAGTGGAACACTTCAGATTAACGATGAGTTATTTACGTACACTGGTGTTACTTCTACTAGTTTTACAGGCGTAACTCGTGCTGCTACAAGCACAACTGCTGCTAATCATGCTATTGATGATGTAGTGTCAGAGTCCTGGACTGAAAGAGACACTGGCAGAACGAGTGCAGATAAATACAGTTTTGAAAGATATAACTTTGACGGTAACGAAAAGATTATAGTTGTTGACGGTGCAAATGCTCCAACTATATTTAACTCTTCTTTATCAGCAACAGATGTTAGTGAAAGCTCTGTAGCAGGTTCTACAATAGTCGTAGCTTTTAAATCTCACATGTTTTACGCAGGTAAGTCTAGCACACCACAGACGTTAGTGTTTAGTGAACCTTTTGACGAAGATGGTTTTCAATCTGCTGATGGTGCAGGAACTATTAAAGTAGACGATAATATTGTTGGGTTAAAAGTATTTAGGGATTCTTTATTTATATTTTGTGAAAACAGAATATTTAAAATGACAGGATCTACTCTCAGTGACTTTGCTATACAACCAGTTACTAGAGATATTGGATGTGTAAATAAAGATACTATCCAAGAATTTGCAGGTGACTTATTATTCCTTGGTCCTGATGGACTCAGAACTGTTGCTGCTACTGCAAGAATTGGTGATACGGCTCTTGGTGCTATTACACAAAACGTACAGTCTATCTTTGATGCCAACATTAAAGACTCTACAGTATTTGATAGTGTAGTTATCCCAGACAAAACACAGTACAGAATATTCTTTTCAAAAGCAGGACAGGGTGAAAATTTAACAAGAGGTATTATCTGTGTTAGGAGAGCAGACAAGTTTGAGTTTGCAGAAATACGTGGAGTAAAACCATCAGCTACAGATGCTTTAGTTGTTGATGGAGATGTAAGAGTAATACATGGTGACTTCTCAGGTTTTGTTCACAGACAGGAAGCAGGTAACACTTTTGATGGCACAGCAATATTAGCAAGATACAGAAGTCCTGATTTAAGTTTTGGAGACACTGGTGTTAGAAAACACATGCAAAGAGTTATCCTTAACTTTAAACCTGAGTCAGCAATAGATGCAGACTTATTTGTTCGTTACGACAATGAAGCATCTGACTCTGCAAGACCTGCAGCATATGCTTTAGACAGTTCTCAAGTTGCAGCACAGTTTGGTTCTGCAACTTTTAGTACTACTAGTAGTGCTGCACAGTTTGTTTTTGGTGGTCCTTCACAGCCACTGGTAAGACAGTCAGTAGAGGGGTCAGGTTTTTCTGTAGCGTTAAGAATTAAAGATGGTGGAGAAACGGCACCATATTCCCTCAAAGGGTTTCAATTAGAATATTTAGTAGGAGCAAGACGTTAGATGGGTAATACATACACGAGACAATCTAGTTTTACAGACGGTGATGTTATTACTGCTGATCTGTTCAACAATGAATATGATCAACTCTTAGCTGCTTTTGCGGCAAGCACAGGACACACTCACGATGGTACGGCTGCAGAGGGTGGTCCTATCACTAAACTGCTAGGAACTAACATTACTATTGGTGATGCCACAGCAGGTACAGATATTACTGTGACCTTTGATGGTGAGACTAACGATGGTGAGCTTAAATGGATGGAAGACGAAGACTACTTTGAGTTTTCTGATGATATTCTTATTGCCTCTACAGAAAAGATACAGTTTCGTGATACAGCTATTTACATTAACTCTAGTGCTGATGGTCAGCTTGATCTTGTTGCAGACACAGAAATACAAATTGCTGCTACTACTGTCGATATAAACGGTAACGTAGATGTGTCAGGAACACTTACTGTTGCAGGTGCTGTAGACTTTGGTGATGCTGCCTTATCAAATGTAGGTGCAGTACAACTAGACAGTATCGCAGGTGATGCTGACTCTAACACAAGTATAGCTTTCAGTGGCTCTGATGTAATTACAGTTACTGCAGGTGGTGAGACACAAGTAACATTTAACAACGGATCAATACTTCCTACGACAGATGACGATGTAGATTTAGGTTCTAGCTCTTTTGAATTTAAAGATGGTTACTTTGACGGTACACTTCATGCAGATGCAATAAATTTTAATGGTACAGCTATAACAGCAACTGCTGCTGAACTTAACATTATGGATGGTGTTACTGCTACTGCAGCAGAGCTAAATACTTTAGATGGTGTTACAGCAGTTGTAGGAGAACTTAACGCTCTTGACTTAGGGTCTACAGGTACAGGTACAGCTATTGCATCTAAAGCAGTTGTGCTAGATGCTAACAAAGACTACACTGGTATTAGAAATCTTACGTTGACTGGAGATCTTACTATTGGTGGTGATGACCTTACTATGGCTACCAACACTTCAGGACACATACTCGTAGCAGACGGTACAAACTTTAACCCTACGGCTGTAGGTGATTTATCTGAGATTAGTACAGTTGCTAACGATGATGTGTTTCTTGCTGTAGATACATCTGGTGGTGGTCTTAAAAAGATTACTCGTAGCACCATAGTATCTGGACTAGCTGCTAGTGGTGCTGCTTTATCTAATGTGGTAGAGGATAGCACTCCACAGTTAGGTGGCAACCTTGATATGAACGGTAACGATATTGTTACTACATCAAATGCTGATATTGATCTCGCACCTAATGGTACAGGTAAAGTAGTTGTAAAAGGTAACACTAATCCTGGTACTGTAGTATTTAACTGTGAGTCTAACTCTCATGGTCAAACAGTTAAATCACAACCACACTCAGCTTCTGTCACTAACGTACTAACTCTTCCTCCTGGTGGTGATCAAGAGATTGTTGGCACTACTGCAACACAAACACTTACAAACAAAACAATGGGTGCTACTAGCTTTGGTGACAACGACATTACTAACGTTGGTGATATTGCTCTAGACTCTATCAGTGCTGACGCCACAGATATAAATATAGCTGTTTCTGATAACTCAGCCACCGCACTTACGATTAAACAAGGCTCAGATGCTTATCTTATAATTGACACAGCTAACAGCAGCGAGTCTGTCTCTATTGGTACAGGTATATCTGGCACAGCTATTACACTAGGGCACAGCACTTCAGAGGTTACAGTAGCAGATAATCTTACAGTTACAGGTGACTTAACTGTATCAGGAACAACCACAACAGTAAACTCTACTACTGTAAATCTTAACGATCACAATATTGTTCTTGACAGTGGTAACAGCACATCTGCTGTAATTAATGGTGCAGGTATTACAATAGAGGGTGGTAGTGGAGATGACGCTACATTTACGTATAATACTACAGGTCCAAAGTTCGAGTTAAAACTAGGTTCTAGCCACGAAGATTTACAGGTAGACAAACTTACTGCAAACGGTGGTCTAGTTGCAGATAATATTACTATTGACGGAACAGAGATTGATCTTAGCTCTGGAGACTTGACAGTAGATGTAGCAGGAGATATTATCTTAGATGCAGATGGCGGTGACTTTAAGTTTCAAGATGACGGAACTGAGATACTTAGAATCACTAACTCATCTAGTGACGTAATTATTAGACCTGTTGTAGATGCTAAAGATCTTATCTTTCAACAAAGAGATGGTACAGAAGTAGCTAGGATTGAGGACAATGGTACGTTCAACGTTGTCACAGATAAACTAGCAATAAACGGAACTGCTATAACTTCAACAGCAGCAGAGCTAAATATACTTGATGGTGTAACGTCTACTGCTACTGAATTAAACATACTTGATGGTGCTACAGTAACTGCATCAGAACTAAATTTACTAGATGGCGATACTTCTGTTGGTGGTTCAATAACATTGGCAGATGCTGATGGTTTTATAGTAAATGATAATGGCACAATGAAAACTATTCCTGCATCAGATGTAAAAACGTATGCTGCAGGTAGTGCTGCCACTAAAGGATTTGCCATTGCTATGGCAATAGTATTTGGATAGAAAGGTAAAAGTAAATGGCAACCCCAAATATAATTAATGTAGC